TTTGTTGCAGGTAACGACATATTACACGTAGATAGCCCTAAAAACACCACTACAAGCGGTACGCCACAAGATGCGTCAATGATGTGGTATGATGCTTTTGTACTAGCTAGAAAATTGCTTACCGAGTGCATAGAATTACTATTACCTATTGCACCAGTACACTTTCAATATAACCCTAGCAATCATGATTTCACAAATGGTTTTTTCCTTGCACAAACAATACATGCATGGTTTGCGAAATGCGAAAACATTACATTCGATACCTCAATGCAGCACCGTAAGTACTACACATACGGTCAGAACATAATCGGTACTACACATGGCGATGGAGCAAAAGAAACGGATTTAGCATTATTAATGGCACATGAAGTTGGTGAAAATTGGCACAAATGCAAACATAGGTACTACTATACACACCACATTCACCATAAGAAAAGTAAAGAGTATATGAGTGTATGTGTGGAGAGTTTACGTTCGCCAAGTGGTACAGACGGTTGGCATCATCGCAATGGTTATCAGCACAGCCCAAAGGCGATAGAGGGGTATATACATAGCAAGAATAACGGACAGATTAGTAGGCTTACGTACATATTCTAAATGAAATAGCCCACTATTTAAGGTAGTGGGCTATTAAATTTATTTTGTGTTTATTTCCCTTTGCAAGTACCATAATGCTTTATTCAAATCTTGTTCTTTATTCCCTTTTCTTTCAGCACGTAGCAAGTATTTCAATGCGTTTCCCATATTAAAATTTAGCTTAAAAGCGTCAATAATATCAATGACCTCATACCCTTCTACATTATAGTGTTTTGGGTGGTTTACCATGTCGGGCGTATTATTCATGTGTTATGTTGTTTAAAAAGTTATCAAAGTCATATTCAGCAATCCCATCTTCCCAACCTGTTTTATACGCATCTCTTATCAACTCATAAACCACACCAGCAAGCACCATTTTAGCCTCAATTTCGGCTTCAATTTCGCTTTGTGAGGTAATCTCTACAAATGGTTTGTTTTGGGCTTGTTTTAGCTTAGTAACAAGCAATTCGGCTATTTTAGTTTGTTGGGTTGTGGTCATCTTCATTTAGTTTAGTTAAAATAAAATCAATACCTGCCGATAATGCAAGGTCGTGTGTGTTAAATGTATTTTCATCATCTGCCTTGCCGTAATGGTATTCAAACCCCTCGCAGTCTGTAACGATAAATAACCAAAACTTATTTTTGTTAGTTGATATTACCGCTACATGCCAACCATGTACAGTACGTAGCCATGTTGCCACATCGGTAAGCCTATACAATTCTAAGCCAATACCGTTGTTTGTCTTTTTAAGTAGTGCGTCTTGTTCTTTTGTGGTTTCTGTGTGTTCCATTATTTTAGTTTTGATTGTTTAAGTATTTTCATTGCATCCCATAGCGTACTAGCAGTCATAGCTAATACAACTACATTAAGGAATATTAAGCCTATTATTATTTGCTGCATGTTAGTCAAGTAATTTAAATAAATGTGGATAATCGGGGCAAAATGTAACCCATCTTTGTGGATTAGTTTCATCATCATGACCCCAACATAAGTCACATAATGCGTGTTGTTTAGGGTACAAAATATCACCTTTAAATAAGTGCGTAAAATGTGGCATTGGGGCTATTACCTCGTATCTGTTATTGTTCATTATAGTTTGCTTTTAGCGTTTCCAAATGTTTAATAGCCTTATCGCTTTCGGCACGTATGACACGTATCATATCGTCTGCTAATGGTGGTGGTATCTGCTTAGTTTTACCCTTACAAATGTCATATACATATTGTGGGTGTACTTTTAGTACCATCTTATCCCATAGCTTGATTGCTTTAAATAGGTCGTTAATTCTCATTAGTTTGTGTATGTTTTGGTGAAGTAATCTTGTGAATTTATATACTCTGAAATCCCATTAAATGACATTGATTTGCTTGCTGCATTACCATCATAATACGCCTTTTGTATAACCTCACGTTCGTATGGCAAAAGGTCGGTTAGTATCTGAATTGCTTTATCGCAAGCAGATTGATAGTGAATGTGTTTGTATTGACCATCTGCTTTGATTTGCTCAATAGCCCGTTGTAGTGCTGTCTGTGCCATGTGTTATAATTTTTCACAAAGATAGTCCATTCCCCCGAATAAACAAATAAAAATATTTTTTTACAAAAGTTTGTTGGTATCATTTATTGTTGTACATTTGCTAAACATTAAACGATAAAAACATGACAAAAGAAACACAAAACACAATAGTAGCGGAGATTATTCCGTACGATTTCAGACAGTCAGAACAATACGGCATGAAGCCACAGCCAAATGACGATGATAACGATTACGAAGACGAATACACAGATTCATATTAATAACCAACTAAAACCAAACAAAATGACAGCATTTAAAAAATTAGTAGAATTTAACAAACAACTACCCCACCATCAAGGGGTAGAATTGTTAAACTTAATACATGCTTATGTATTAGAAACAGAAGCGGAAAAATTAGCATTAATGGAGCAATACGAAAGTATATTTAAAAATGCTACAAATAAAACCCCATTATCTAACCCCATTCAAACTATAGAAGGATGCTAGACCCCAACAACCCAACAACGGCAGACAGCGCAATTATTATCGCTGCAATAGTAGTAGTAATGGTATTTGTTATGATTGTACGTGAAAGCATAACAACTACCAAGCGCAAGAAACAACACAATATTTTTGATGAAACAGATATATACTAACATGATACCGCAACAAATAGAACTAATAGCCTACACCGTAATGGCACTAATCGGAATTATTTACCTACTAAAAAAAGCAACAACATGACACGTAAACGCAAACACGAACTATTCGTTACCTTCCACTACCATACCGGAAGACGCAACAAACGCAAATACACTAATCTTTTAGCCAACTTTTTAAACAACCTCAAATGCACATTTTCAAAGCAATCGAAAACAAATTAACAATCGTTACCACCAGCATAGAACAGCGCAATTTCTTAACGCAAGTACTTGATTACATGCAGCAAGAACCAGCGTTACCGTTTAATGCCGATAGTGAGTGTGTATGTGTATGGCTACAGGATAGTACGTATCTATTTTCGCTACAAAGCAAGGAAACTAACCCTATCAGTATTATTACCGACCTAGAATTAACATTCAACATCAAAGAGCTATCCGCAATATGGGGCAAACATAGCAGCACCGTTCACCAACTATTAAAACGACCTAACAACTGGAAACACCACAACATAGCTAGTAAAAATAAATGTGGCAAAGAGATAGTAGTTACTTTGAAATTCCAATAGTATTTTGTACATTTGCACATCATTAATAACTAAACACACAAACATGGCAACAGAAACACAACAATTACAATTAGTCAATCCGCAAGACCTTTCATTTGTAGATGACAATATGCTATCAGCTAAACAGCTACAAAGCCTACTAAAGCACACCCCACCGCAATACGTACACACTAGACCTGCAAAGGGTGGTGGTACATGGGAATACGTATCAGGTGGCTATGTACGTAAAGTGCTAAATCTTATGTTCGGTTGGAATTGGTCATTTGAGATAGTAGACGAAAAAATACTACATGGTGAAGTAGTGGTAAAGGGTAAGCTAACTTGTACCAGCAACGGCACATCGATAGTTAAAATGCAATTCGGCAATAAGGATATTATTTACAAAAAGTTGCAACAAGGCGAAACTGAAAGAGTACCGTTATCAATAGGCAATGACCTAAAGGCAGCAGCTACAGACGCATTAAAAAAGTGTGCAGCCGAAATAGGTATAGCAGCCGACATTTACAATAAACAAGACTTTAAGGCGGTAATGGTTGATACATCTGTGACAGACATTCAAGACCTAAAAGAACTGTTTGAGTTAAAGCGTGATGCTATGACAGCCGAGCAAATAAAAAACGCTGACCGCATAATCAACAACACCGAAACAAAATCATACAAAAAACTATTTGACCAACTAAAAGCACTATAATGAGTATCATAACTAACACACAAAGATTAGGGAATTTCACCAGCAGTAATATATACAAACTGTTATCTAAAGCCAAAAACGGTAAAGACTTTGGCGCACCTGCATTGACTTATATTGAGGAGTGCAATATTGAGCGTGAAATGGGTATTTATTTAGGCAATGAAACAAGTGCACGCCCTTTAGACTGGGGCAAACACTGTGAGCAGTTCGCATTTGACCACATCAGCACCGAATACATAATCACATCAGACATTACCACTGTACACCCTACATTACCATTTTGGGTAGGTAGTGCAGACGGTTATAAAGAAGATACCGTATTCGACCTTAAATGTCCTATGACTAGAAAATCATTTTTCGGGCTGGTAGCTGGTGAAAATATAAGAAGTATGATAGATGGTTTTACCCGCAACAACTTCAAATATAAGGCACATACAGACGCAGATAAGTACTATTGGCAGTTAGTATCCAACGCTATTATTTTGGGCAAAAAATACGCTGAATTGATAGTATACATGCCATACCAAAGTGAACTGCTAACAATTAAAGAGGCTGCAAAGGATTTTTACAACTGGATACATTACAGCGCAGATATTGAACTACCATATTTACCAGATGGTGGCAAGTTTCAGAACATAAATATTATCCGTTTTGAAGTTCCACAAAGCGACATTGACCTACTAACCGAATGTGTAACAGAAGCATCTAAACACCTTGTTACACCATGATAATAACAGCAAAATACATAGAGGAACAGTTTTGGTTGGAGCGCAAATTTAAAGGAGTGCTAACAGTACAACGAATAGAGCAAGTAGTTTGCAGCCATTTTAAGGTGACTATTGAGCAAGTGAAGACAGGTAGCAGACGATACAATATTACAGAATGTAGGCACTTAATTTGGTACTATTTGCGAAGTACAGGAATGACATTGCAAGCCATCACCAATATGTACAATAAAAAAGACCATACATCGGTAATACATGCACTAAACAAAGTTGAAAGGTTACTGCAAAACGATGATGAAATGAAGTACAATGTATCAGCAATTAACACACAACTAAACTTACAAAAATGACCACTAACAGCCAATCAGAATTAAAAGGACTTGCAAAAGATTTGCGAAGGCTTTTGTATCTCAATCAAGCGCAAACGTTTACAATTCAATCAATACTTGCTAATCCGATTTGTCAACCTATTTTGAAAGACATAATCAAAAAACAGGTAAATGCAATGAACTATGTTAAGAATGAAATAAAAAGTAGGGATAAAGCAGATACATGGCAGACTATACAAGATGAATTGGATAGCGATAGGATGCACGACATAGCCCTACACATTGACTTTATAGCAGACATTGCCAACCTTGCAGAAATAACCGAGATATTACAGGAACATTATAACGAACAAATTAAAACCACTCAAAATGCCTAAAATAGGACATATAAAAGTAAAGGCGGCACGTAACGCATATCACGTAATGGAACACATCGGGGAAGGTAGTTACAAAAAGATTGCCACACTGTACAAGTTTGCAGATACTTTGCCATATCGCAATGCTAAGTGGATGACGCATAATGGAGCGTTAAAGTATCGAGATTTTGATGACCCAAAAGAAAAAACAACAACACCAATTAAAAGCCGTACTATTGCACCACCAAAACCAAAACGCACAAAAGTAGTACAGACGATGGAATGTAGTTTGGCGGCTAAAGATAAAGCACTACAACGGATTGAAACAAAAGAAGGGATAGTGATAGCAGAACAAAATAGACCGCAAAAAGTACGAGTGATAGTAGATAGTAAGACTAGCATAATGGTGTACCCTAATGAGGCGGAAAATGCCATAGCAAGGTTTAATAAACGTTATCAGCAATCACAAGAACAATCACATATCCACCAGCGCAAACCGATACAAAAAGCAAAGGTTAAACAACAGCAGTCAGATTTAATATTTTATAACTAAACACACAAATAAACACACATGTTTAATGCAGACTTTTACCCTACGCCAGCCAATGTAATTGAGCAAATGTGTATGGGTGTTACTATTGACGGCAGCATAGTACTAGAGCCTTCAGGTGGTGCAGGTCATATAGTTGACTACCTGAAAGCAAGTGGAGCAAAACAGGTTATATCATGTGAAAAACATAACGATTTACGTAGCATATTAATGCGTAAATGCAAGGTGATATCAGATGACTTTTTAACCGTACAGTCAAGCGACATAAGCCACATTAATTTAATAATTGGAAACCCACCATTTAGCAGAGGCGATGAGCATATATTACACGCTTACAAAATAGCACCAGCAGGTTGCACAATAGTAATGCTATGCAACTACGAAACGTACAACAACAGCTACAGTGCTACACGTAAGGAACTACGCACCATAATAGATACCTACGGTAGTTGCACCAATATAGGCGAAGCGTTCACCACAGCAGAGCGCACAACATATACTAAAGTTGGATTAATACGCATACATAAGCAAGGCGAAAGCAAAGCGGAATTTGAAGGGTTTTTTATGGAAGATGAGCCAGCAGAGGTGCAAGGCAATGGCATAATGCCTTACAACTTTGTACGTGATTTGGTTAATCGTTATGTATCAGCAGTACAGTTATATGATAAGCAGTTACAGATAGGTGCAGAAATGAACGAGTTAACAAGTTCTTTTTTCACAAGTAAACTATCATTTACATGTCAAAAAGATAGCCTGCCAGTAATGCGCAATGATTTCAAAAAGGACTTACAGAAGTCGGCATGGCAATGGGTATTTACCAAAATGAACATGCAAAAATATTCTACTACAGGGCTAAAAAGTGATATCAATAAGTTTGTGGAGCAGCAAAGTGAAGTACCCTTTTCTATGCGTAATATCTATAAGATGATAGAAATAGTGATAGGTACTACAGGCAATAGAATGGATAGGGCTATTATTGAGGTGTTTGATAAGCTTACCGAGCATTACAGCGAAAACAGGTACAATGTAGAAGGATGGAAAACTAACAGCCATTATCTAGTGAATGAAAAGTTCATCATGCCTTACGGAGTTAACAGGGGTTGGAGCGGTGAAATAGAATTTAGATGGGGTAGCAAAGGAACGGAGTTAATGGACGATTTGCAAAAGGCTTTATGCTTTATCACAGGTACGAACTATGATGACATGTATTCGCTACATAGTGCAGGTAGCCAACGCTACAAAATAGAGATTGATGGCAAGATACTGATGGATAACAGACACAGCCATTTACCCTACTTAGAAAGTATAGATATTGCGCAACCGTATGCAGACAGGTTAATTTCAGAGGGTAAAAAGAACGTAAAAGTAATACCACCGATGCAGTGGGGTGAGTGGACAAAATGGGGATTTTTCGAGATTAAATGTTACAAAAAAGGTACGGTACATTGCAAGTTTATTGATAGGGATTTGTGGGCTACCTTTAACCAACATGTAGCAAGGATTAAAGGCTACCCATTACCCGAAGGAATGAAAAACAAAAAAAAGTAAGACATGAATTATCCCACACGCCTAACATACTATCTTGAAATGTACCTTCGCTATCTATCTGATGGCAACATTAAGAAAACCGAGCAGTACCGTAAGCGTGTGGAGTTGTTATTGAATAATCTACCCAAACAGATAAAAATAAAATATACACATGCTGACAATAACGAATGAGGACAACATGGCTTTAATGGCACGATACCCTGATAAACACTTCGATTTGGCTATTGTAGACCCTCCGTATGGTATTGGTGAAAGCGGAGGTGATAAAAAAAGAACTCGTAAGGATAAGGGCTATAATAAAATAGTGGTACACAGCAAAAAGTGTTGGGATAATGAGAGACCTAATATTAAATACTTTAATGAATTATTTAGGGTAAGTAAAAATCAAGTTGTATGGGGTGGTAATTATTTTGCTGATATGTTTAAGCCTACTATGGGGTGGATATTTTGGGATAAAAGAATTGGAGGCGATTTTTCAGACGGTGAATTAGCTTGGACTTCTTTTAATAAGGCACTTAGAATGTTTTCATACTCATATCATGGTGACACTATGGGTGGACATACAAGAATACACCCTACCCAAAAGCCAATTGCCTTATATAAGTTTGTCTTGAACCTTTACGCAAAACAAGGCGACAAAATCCTAGACACACATTTAGGTAGCGGCAGTATTGCAATAGCCTGCCATGATTACGGTTTTGACTTGACCGCTTGCGAACTGGATAAAGAGTACTTTGATGCAGCAATGAAAAGAATTAATAACCATACCAAACAGATAAAACTATTTTAAATGGAGAATAACAGATATAGGCTAAAAGAAGATAAAGTATTAGGCAAAATTAAGGTAGCAAGTAAGGGGGATATAGTAACGGTAATATCTACCAATGAGGGAAACGATGGCATAGTCTGCATTGTTAGTAGGGATAAAGACGATAACAGATTTTCAATATTAGCAAAACTTTTAACACCAATTTTATAACCGCTTCGGCACAAAACAAACAACATGATAGTAGTATCAATCGATGTAACCAAAATCGACAAAAGCAAATTAGTAGAAGGTAAAAACGGACAAAAATACTACTCATTAGTAGTAGATGAATTGCGCACACCTGACAAGTATGATAACACACATACAGTGTACCAAAATCAGAGCAAAGATGAACGTACAGCTAAAGCACCGAAAGTTTACATCGGTAACGGTAAGGAGTTTAAATTCAACCAACAGACCGCACCACAACAGCAGCAGGTAGCACCACAACAAGAAAACCAACAGGCTATACAACAGGCTATTGATAGTTTGCCGTTTTAAAATAAATTATATATGTACAGATACTACATAGGCATTGATACTGGTGTTAACACTGGATATGCAGTTTACGACAAACAACTAAAGCAACTTACAGTAGTATCTACAGTTATGATACATCAGGCAATGTTAGCATTGTTAGTAATACACAATGACGGCTACAGTAATGAATGTATGGTTATTGTTGAGGATGCAAGGCAGGTAAGGTTTAACACTGATAAGGCTAAATTACAGGGCGCAGGTAGTGTTAAACGTGATGCTAAGATGTGGGAAGACTTTTTAACAGATTTTAAATTTCCTTTTCAAATGGTAAGACCTAAAAAGGCAATAACTAAATTTGATGCTGATAAATTTAAGGCTGTAACAGGTTGGGAAAGTAGAACTAATAGTCATGGTAGAGATGCAGCAATGTTAGTATTTGGAAGATAAAATAAGTTAGGTAATTTCAACAAAATACCCTATCTTAGCGGTACAATATTCAGAGGTAGTAGCCTGAGTATATGAAGACATTTTTAAAGCCCATAGGGGCTGAGGGAGGCAAGATTAACGCCCTGTTATTTGCCGCTACTACCCCTCAATCCCTATGGGTATTTTTTATTTATGACAGTTCACAACTGCTTACTAATTGACATTGAGCCACACCTTTACGGTTCATTCCTTTGCACCTTTTGCATAAAGCGTGATAAGTTTCATTTACCAATACCTAGTAAAATGGCTGCTACATTAAGTACAGGGCAATACTATGATGTTGATTTTGACATGATGACCAACAACATAAACGGTATGCTTAGTTTGTCATTCAATTTCATTAACCCTACTAAAGATAATAGCCATGATTAAAGAATATTTTAGCCATGATTACGACCCTATTTCGGATATTAAAATGATGGTAATGGTATCTGAATGGGGTGCAATTGGTTACGGCTTATATTGGCGTATAGTGGAACTTTTACACAAATCAGAAGATAATACTTTAGCATTTACACCTTTAAACACTCTAGCAATTGCTAAGCAAATGAAAGTAGATGCTAAGCAAATCACATCATTTGTTGACGATTGTGTAAATGTTTTTGAGTTGTTTAAACGTGAAAATGATAAGGTATTTTGTGAGCGTGTTTTTAGGAATATTGGCAAAAGAAAAGAAATATCAGAAGTCCGCAAAGCCGCTGGTAGCAAGGGCGGAGCAGCAAAAGCTAGCAACGTTGTAGCAATTGCTAAGCAAAATGTAGCAAAGGAAAAGAAAGTAAAGGAAATAAAAGAGAAAGAAAAGAAAGATATTATTATTGCCGATGCTGACGCATCTGAAAACTATAAAAGGTTTTTTGAATGGGCTTACACTAAAGGCAATGCACCTAGAGTGATGTCAATGGAAAAGCCAATAACAGCAGACGAATACGATAAACTTTACACTGAGATTGGTGTAGATGCTATTTTTCAACAGGTACAGGCTATGGAAAATTATAAGGATTTGCACAAAAAAAACATATCTGCATACTTGACCATTAAGAACTGGCACAACCGTAATAACAAATGATTTCAACATACACAATAGAGGCGATAAAACAGGCTGCAAACGTAGTAGAGGTGGTAGGAGATTATGTAAAGCTAAAAAAAAGCGGTACAGATTACGAAGCGTGCTGTCCTTTTCACAACGAAAAAAGCCCGTCATTTAAAGTTCACCCAGTAAAAGGAATTTACAAATGTTTTGGATGTGGTACAAGTGGTGATGCAATCGAGTTTGTCATGAAGCACCAAAACAAAACTTACCCCGAGGCATTGGAAATTTTGGCAAAAAGGTACAATATTCCAATCGAGGAAGATAAGCCACAGCCCAAACGCACGTATAAACGCCCACAACAGCCCAAATTTGACCTTTCACCCCTTGCCCTTACCTACTTTACCTCTCGTAAAATATCGGGGCAAATTTTGGCTGATTTTAAGGTATGCACAAAATTAGAGTGGATGCCTAAAACCAAATCAGAAGTTGAGGCGATATGCTTTAACTATTTTCGTGAAGGTGAATTGATAAATGTAAAGTACAGGGCAAAGGATAAGGACTTTAAATTAGAAAAAGATGCGGAGTTGATTTTCTACAACCTTGACAGCCTTAAAAGTGCAAAGTATGCGGTAATTGTTGAGGGTGAAATTGATGCTTTAAGCGTGGCGCAATCGGGGTTTAAAAATGCGGTGGTATCAGTTCCAAACGGTGCAAATGTTACAGGGGCTATGAAATTGGAATACCTCGATAACTGCTACAAAGAATTTGAGAATATAAAGCAGATTGTTATTTTTACCGATAATGATGAAGCAGGCAGACGCTTACGTGATGAATTAGGTAGACGGTTAGGGTATGACCGTTGCTACATGGTAACGGATTACAAAGGCTGCAAAGATGCTAATGAGATACTTGTTAAACATGATGCAGATGCGGTACTAAATGCGATTACATCAGCTATAGAATTTCCAATAGAAGGTATAGTAAATGTAGATGATATTTATAAAGATGTGCATAGCTTTTATGTGAACGGCTATCCAAACGGTTTTAAAAGTGGCATACCTAACTTTGACAACTTGCTACAGTTCATGTTAGGGCAATTTACAGTGATTACAGGAACGCCAGGAGCAGGGAAAAGCGAGTTTACAGACTACATAATTACTGAACTTGCTAGGGTACATGATTGGAGATTTGCGGTATGTAGTTTTGAAAATCAACCTGCAAGTCTACACGTTACTAAGCTAATGGAAAAACACGCTGGGAAGGCTTTTTCTAAAAGGTATAAAGAAACTGATAGGATAGATGTAACAGAGTATGAAGATGCTATTAACTTTGTATCTGATAGATTTAACTTTATTAACATAAACACCATAGATGTTACGCTTGATGGGATACTTGAAAAGTGTGCAGAATTGGTATTGAGGCGTGGCATAAGAGGCGTATTAATTGACCCTTGGAACTACATCGAATACAAGGCACAAAACGGACAAAGCGAAACGAAATATGTAAGCGATGCACTTACCAAAATTAAAGCGTTTTGCATAAGATACAATGTACATTTATTTTTAATTGCCCACCCTACCAAGATGCCAAAGGTTAATGGTAAATATGAAGTTCCAAACCTTTACAGTATCTCAGGTAGTGCGCATTTCTACAACAAAGCAGATAACGGAATAGTAGTGTACAGAGATACCGAAACCGTACAAATATATGTTCAAAAAGTGCGTTATAGTTGGTTGGGTAAAATAGGCATGGCAGAATTTAAGTATAACATTGATAGGCGCAAATATGAGGCAATCGGAGAGCCTGACCCATTTATGAAGCAAATTCCCGATAACCCACATGCAGGTATAAATAAAAAAGTATCAGATATCCCATTTTAAAATAAACACATGAAAACACAAATCAGAATACCACAATCGGAACGTCTTATAGTGTTGCAAAAGTATGGGTGTAAATGTGCGTACTGCGGTAATGAACTAACCCTAGCCACATTAAAACTAGACCCCACGCCCGATAGTATATACCCATCTTGCATGAGGTGTAAGAGGCGTAAGGGGAGTAAGAGTATTGAGCAGTTTAGGATACATATAGCGGTGGTACATAAGCAGCTACAATACCTTAACAGTAAATACAGTTTGTGTAAGGATTACGGTATGGTAGCAGATGTAACAAACGATGTAATTTTCCACTTTGAAAAATATAAAAAATGACAACTAACGAGATAATAACGGAACTGGTATCTTATGATGGGTGGGATATAGCTCAAGAAAAACATACCCAACTATTTAATAACTACCTAACCGACCTTAACATACTGCATCGGGTGGCGGTGAAGGTGTTTGATGAACTTATAAATAGCCAACATTGCGATGATAAACAAGAACTGATGAATAAAGCGTATAACATTCATTCTGCTATAATGAAACTACCAATCAACGGTGAATACATAACGCTCGCTACGGCTACTGCTGAGGCGATTGTTTACCTAAAAAAGTATAAAGCATGAAAGTATTAATAGGCTGCGAAGAAAGCCAAACAGTATGTAAAGCATTTAGAGATAAAGGGCATGAGGCATATAGTTGTGATTTGCAAGATTGTAGCGGTGGACATCCCGAATGGCATATTAAAGGTGATGTAATAGAAGCTATTTTATCAGAGAGCTGGGATTTTATAGGACTTCACCCAATGTGTACAGCTATGACACTATCAGGTAATAGAACATATGCGCCAGGTAAAGAAAAGCATTATTTAAGACTTCAATCGGTAGAATGGACTATTAAGCTATGGAATTTAGCGACAAAGGTATGCGCTAAAGTCTATATGGAAAATCCTATGGGCGCAATGAATCCCGATAAAAGACTACCAAAACCACAAATAGTGCAACCTTATTATTTTGGCGATGAGGCGCAAAAAACTACTTGTTTGTGGCTATATGGATTACCACAATTAGTACACTACAAAAACGATGATTTGTTTAATAAAAAAACACACGTTTCACCTGGTGAAATGATAACCACTACAACAGGTAAAACATTTAATAAATGGTATTGGGATACAAGTAAAAGATGCACAGATAGGGCAAAAATTAGAAGTAAAACATTCCCGGGCATTGCAAAGGCTATGGCAGACCAGTGGGGATAACACCTACCTACAATAAAAAACCCCCTTAATCAAACGATTAGGGGGGTTTAATGCTATATTGTGGCGAGCTATTCTACAAACCCGTCATTGAGGTGTCCGAGAAGGATTGCGCCTTTATTCCTATCATTCCCGTAGCAGTAAAATATATCTAAACAGTCATTCAGTCCAATTCTAACTATTTCAATATTTTCAAAAGTGTTAGGTCTTGTGTCTGTTTTACTAATTTCCTGACCTGATACATCTGTATATAATATTTTCACAAACTCAATCCCCTTACCTTTCTTGACTGGCACATCTTCGCCTAATACGGTGCAAACGGTTTCTTTGTTTGAGGTTGTGCCATCGTTCCAGTGACCGAGGTAAGGAATACCTATACGGCTATTTAAGTCATAGCAAATAATCAAATCCATTCCGTCTTTTGCGTTTAGTTTTGCTAATTCGCAAAATAACCAATAATCGGAAGCCTCACTTAATTTAGCGTCTGATGCGTAATACTTTACAAGTTCAATATGTTTACTCTCCTTTGTAGGCTCATTGCCTATAAATTTTACTTTAGTCATTTTCTGTTATATTTATTTGGTTAAAAAATCCTGTGTCATACTATCAACCCACTTTTGAACGCTACCATGTTTACTGATTATAGCGGCTTTTACAGTGGGTTTTATTCGAACGGTGGTAATCTCTTTTGGTGCGTTACCTTGTTTCTTTCGTTGTTC